ATGGAAGCGCCGCCCATACCTGCAGAAGCACCAGCCGCCGCCGAGGGCGGAACCAGGAAGGTCAAGCGCACTCCCGGCACCGGTGGCGTCACCGATCTGTGGAAGACCAAGGACGGCAAGCCCACGAAGCGAGCGACTGGCCGGTGGGCGCAGGGCCTGGGGAAGCCGCAGGGTGTCGGCAGCCGGTGGCGCGGCTGGTACGTCGGGGACGACGGTAAGCCGCACACGAAGGACTTCCGAACCGAGGCTGAGGCGGAAGCGTGGTCGAACGCCGAACGCGGCAAGGTGGTCACCAACACGTGGGTGAGCCCCGACGTGGGCAAGGGCACGTTCCTCGACGTCGCTGAGGCGTGGCTGAAGACGAAAGAAGGGGCGCAGCGGAGGCCCAAAACCATCGCTGGCTACCGCTCGATCCTGGACACACTGGTGCTCCCCAGGTGGGGTGAGACCGCCGTGAGGGACATCGCCTATCCCGATCTGTCGGCGTGGTTCGCTGGGTTGTCCGTCGACGGCTCACAGGCTGGTACCGCGCTCTCAGCGAGCCGCATTCGGCAGACCCATCAACTCATGGGCTCCATCTACAAATACGCGGTGCGGGCGGGCCTGGCGTCCAAGAATGTCATCGCTGAGATCGATGCGCGCAACGAGCTGCCAAACGAGCAGGCCCGGGAAATGCAGTACCTCACCCATAGGCAGCTCCTCGACCTAGCTGGGAGCACCGGGAGGTATCAAACTCTTACCCTCGTGCTCGGCTACTGCGGTCTTCGGTTCAGTGAGGCTGCTGCGCTACGGCGAGTCAGCGTGAAAGACGGCAAGCTGATGATCCGAGAATCTGCCACATGGGTGGCCGGAAAGGGCATGGTCACCTCAGGCACCAAAACCGGCAAAATTCGTGAGGTGGCCGTGCCCCCGCCGGTCTGGGCGCGGCTTATTGCGGAGTTGCCAGCCGACGCCAATGTGCTGGTCTTTCCGGGACGGAACGGCCAGAACCTCACACTCGGTCAGTACCGCTGGGTGTTCGACGCTGCGGTTCGGGAGTTGCGGAAGTCCGCCGAGGCGAAGCGCCAAGCTGACATGGAAGCGGGCAACTTGGACGAGCACGGCCAGCCCCGCACCCCAGAGTTCCCGGTCATCTCCCCGCACGCGTTGCGGCATACCGCAGCAAGCCTACTGATCAAGACGGGCGCGAACATTAAGGTTGTGCAGCGCCAGCTAGGGCACGCCACGGCATCGATGACATTGGACCGCTACGGGCACCTGTACAGCGACGACCTGAACGAGGCGGCAAGAGCGCTGGGCGAAGCTATGAAGGCGGCGCAGAGCGCCGCCTAGAGACCAGACACGGCCGCGAGTTTAGTTGAAACCGCTTTGAATCTCCCTGTAATCAACTCAGCGGGAGTGTGAAGCTACGGAGCATGGCACAACTCCTCCGTACCGCAGAAGTATCAGCACAGACCGGCATCCCCGCACCAACGCTTCGATGGTGGCGTCACCGCAACGAGGGTCCAAAGTCGTTCAAGCTCGGCAAGTCCGTGTTCTACGACGCCGACGACCTGGCGACGTGGATCGAAGCAGAGAAGGCTGGAACCGCAAAAGGCGGTGGCGGTGCGGCAGTGGTGTCCGCAGGTCAATTCTCCCTGTAATCGCCCCTGCGTGAGCCCTAACCTTGGTGAGAGACCAGCAGCGCTCATGAGCGCGACGCCCTGATTGGATGTTTGCTGGTATACTTGAGGAAGGCAGGTGAGCTGGCATGTCGGACACACGCGAAGTTGCTGGCCGGATGTTCACGGTTCAGCATCTTCCGCCGCAGCGGGTCTGGACACGAAACCGCATGTCCCACAAGGGCGGTCGTGGCGGCAGGCGCGTCGCACGCCACACAGGCGGCCCAGGAGTGTCAGCACGCATTCGGCTGACCTGACAGCAGTACAGCGCGGCAGGCCCCCGGCGCTGAACACGGGGGCGAGTGGATAACCGGATCACCCATCGTCATGGCCTAAGCGTGTTTCTCGGAACACGTGAGCGACCCCTCGTAGCCTGACCCGCCCAGGGTCGAATCCTCCCTTAGACGCATGTATGCCCACGAGCGAACGGCGAAGCCTCTACCCGCCAACGACTTTGATCGTCAACCGCGACATTCCACGGCGGATCACGGGGCATGGACATCCCCTACTCCCGGCCCCCTGTGGGCCGTAAGCCACTGATGAAGGAGCAACACACCGATGGCCGCACAGACCGATGACCTACTGACCGTTGAGCAGGCTGCCGCTTACCTGGGCGTGACGGTGGGCACGATGCACAACCTGCGCTCGCGGGGCGTTGGCCCGCTGTCCTGGCTGGAGGGTCGCCGCCTGCGTTACCCGCGAAGCGGACTCGACGCGCACCGGGCGCGGCAGCGTGAGGCCAGCACTCGCGGCGGCCACCTGGTGAGTACGTGACAGCGCCCGCCCCCTGGCAGACCGGCGTCGGCAAGGTGTTGAAGGTCCAGGGCCGCTGGCTTATCGCCGCGTGTCCTCACTGTGGTGGCCAGCATGCCCATCCACGGGAATCGCTCGGATCGAGTTCAGTGGTCGCCGGCTGTCATAGCCCCCAGCGCCCTCGCCTGTATTCGCTTCCGACCACGGCGCAAGCCCGCACGATACGGAGGAACAAGTGACTGGATACACCGCCCTTGAGGACTACGTGGCTACACCCCGATCCACGGACCCCGCGACCCTGCTGCGTGAACGCAGCATCGCCATCCGCTGGCTGCTCAGCCAGCTCGACGCCGCCGACGACGTTATCGCCGACCGTGAGAAGCAGATCAACGACTTGTACGTTGAGCTACTCGGACGCTGATGGCCGAGGATCTCGAAACCCTCGCCGCAACACTCGCCAGTCAACGGGCGCGGCGGAACGTTGGGATCATCGACCAACTGCAGGGAGCATGGGATCCGAACGTGCGCGGTGCCAGCGGCTCCGTAGCCTCCTTCAGTTCCAGGAACGGTGCCACCTCGGCTGAGGTTATGCGCCTAGCCGCGAATACCAAAGGCCCCGTAGGCAGCGCGGCACTAAAGCACCTCTTGGATAAGGCGTATCGCGGCGCACCCCGCCTGTTGCACACCCTATGGGTTCAGCAGCGGATCACACTCAACCAACTGCGGGACGAACTGGGTCAGACGTGGAGCCGTTGCGGCAGACCGAACGACGTGCTGCCGGACGACCAGTGGCGACAGATGTTCCGAGCGACCGGCTTCATGTCGTACGGCTCGCCCGCAACACCCACTAACGCCCGGCTCTACCGTGGCAGCCGACCAGGACTCCGCGCCTACTGGAGCTGGACCAGCGAGCCCCTCATCGCCGCCATCTACGCCTCCACGGTCGGCACGGGCACCGGCAGGGTGAACGGCTGGGCAGGATGGGACGGCTGCGTGTGGATGGTCGACGCACCCGCAGAGTCGCTGCTGTGGCACCAACCGCTCAACCTCGATTGCGAGACGGTTCGCGGTAGAACAGCAACCATCCGTAGTGACCAATTCGTCCTAGACACAGACGGCTTGGACATTGAGCTCTACCTCAACACCGAACAAACTGAACGATTGGTCAAGACAAACGCGGTGCGACGTATGGGCAACAACTGAGATCGCCGGGCGCACTCATCAACGAGTGGATCGAACACCAGTGAGCCAACGTCCCTGCCTCGGCTGCTCCGAGCTGATCAGCTCAGGCTCCCGGTGCCGCGACTGCCGACTACCGCGCACCGACCGCAAGCCCTCCGCAGCCCAGCGCGGATACCCCGCTTGGTGGACGCGGCTGAGCCGTCAGGCCCGCCAGCTCCAGCCCTTCTGCACCGACTGCCACGCCCCGCACATTGAAGCCAACCCGCTGAGCCTGGACCACACCCCGGCAGCGTGGCAGCGCATCCAGACCGGCAGGCGGCTCACCCTCAGAGACGTGGCCGCAGGGCTGTGCGTCGTCCGCTGCATGGACTGCAACAACCAGCGCGGTGCCGCACGCGGTGACCACGTCACCCGCATCGACTGACTCCATACCTCGGCAAGGCCACAGCATCGCCTGTGACGCAACGGGAGACAGGGCCGCGCGCCTGAACGCCACCTCGGGTCTCAACGCCCGTCAGCGTGGCGTACAGCGGCCAGCAATCGCTTACCGGGTGGGGGGTGGCCCTTAGCTCCCATCGCCCGAGACCCTGACGGGCAAACAGCAGGGACAATTACTCTTCGGACGCCGCTTCGCCGGGTCTGCGCCTGCGCCTGTACCCGTTCGGATCCTGCGGGTTCTCCCTGATGATGAACGGCGGGATCAGGCGGTAGTGCCAGTACGTGGGGAGCCAACCGTTGTCCATCTTCCCGGTGACGTGGCGGTACTTGGCGGAGAGACGCGACACGTACCGGACGACTGCTTCGGTGCCTGCCCGGTGGCCCTGCATGCTCGCCTCCAGTTCGTCAGGCGACATGACGTATTGGAGGCTTGCGGGCAGGGTCCGCGTCGCTTCGTCTCGGGTGGAGAGATCCCACACCCACAGCTGTAGCTCGCGGATCTGCCGCCTGTTGGGCGACAGGATTCCTTCGTCCTCGATGATCTTCAGCCTTTTGGCCGCTTCGGCGAGACGTTGTGACGAGCGTGGCCTCCAATCGGCGATGGCGTAGTCGTCACACGCATCAGAGACCTCTCGCAGGACTTCGCGCAATTGCCCTCTCAGGTCTCGTTGCCGCTTGCTGACCGCGCTACGCCAGCTCGTTAGCACTGCGACAAGCGCAATGGCCGCAGTGATCACCAGAACCCACCACTCGGGGTCTCCCACTTGCATGTTTGGAGTTTTCCATGCCCGCCGGCCCAAAACGCGCAGCCGACCCGAGTGCGTTGCCGTTCAATTCGGAGCTGGTTGGGGTCGAGCGGTTCGCCGCGTTTTGCGAGCAGTTCCTGATCGTGCCGAAGGGCAAGGGTGTCAACACACCGCTGCGGCTTCGTCCGTGGCAGGTCGAGATGCTGCGACCTTTCCTCGACCCTGAACCGCGTCCGGTGGTCGGAGCGATCATGGCTCCTCGCGGCCTGGGCAAGACGGCGATCCTCGCGGCCCTCGGCTTGTACGAGCTGTTTACAGGACCGGATGGCAATGAGATCCCGATTGTTGCTGTGGACGAGAGAATGGCTACGCGCCTGCTATTGCCCGCCGCGCAGATGGTCGAGCTGTGCCCCGAGTTGTCCAGCCGCGCGCAGGTCTTCCGAGATCACATCGACGTGCCGGGGAAGCGATCCAGCCTCATGGCTCTACCGGCTGAGGCGAAGCGCATCGAAGGTCTCGGAACCTGGACTATCGCCCTGGCCGACGAGCTGGGTGAGATCGACCCTGACACTTGGTCGACGCTGATCCTCGGAGCGGGCAAGCAAGAGTCAGCTATGGCACTGGGCATCGGCACGCCGCCCAACCGCGACCAGTCGGTACTGATGGATCTGCGGAACCATGCCCTGGAGCACCCTGACGACCGCTCGCACGTGTTCGTGGAGTACTCCGCCGCCGGGTTCGAACACCACCCCGTCGACTGTGGCCATTGCCTGGAGTTGGCAAACCCCCAACTTGACGACCTGCTCAGCCGCGACCGTGCCACCGCCCTACTCACTCAGGTCAGCGAGGGCGAGTACCGCCGCAAGCGCCTCTGCCAGGCCGTCCTCACGAACGCACACCCGTTCATCGACGCAGCGACGTGGGCGGCCCTGGACACCGGCCAGCCGGTACCTGACGGGGCTGACGTTGTCATCGCCCTGGACGGTTCCTTCGGTGGCCGCGACGGCGACGCCACCGCTCTTGTCATCGGGACTGTCAGCACAACACCGCATTTCGGTGTCCTCGGCGTCTGGACGAACGACGGCACACCCGAATACCGCATTCCTGTCCTTGAGGTTGAGGACAGGATCCGCGAGGCGCGTGACCGGTACCACGTGCGCGAGCTGGTGGCCGACCCATTCCGGTGGCAACGCTCTCTGGCGGTCCTGGCGTCGGAGGGGATGACTGTCTCGGAGTTTCCGTGGTCACCGAGTCGCACTACGAAAGCCACCACGGAGCTTTTCACCGCCGCGACGGCAGGCAAGTTCACTCACTCCGGTGACGCCACGCTGACCGCTCACGTCATGGCGGCGACTGTCATTGAGTCCAACGGTGGCCTTCGGATCGGCAAGTCCAGCCGCAAGCGGAGCGCCGCGAAGGTGGATGCCGCTGCTGCCCTCCTGATGTGTCACTCCCGTGCCGTTTGGCACGGCACCCGCCCCGCCCAGAAGAAGAGGACCGTCTCCTTCCGATGACCACACTGCTCACCGATCTGCTCAAGGCCGTCGACGCGAACGCGCACCACTATCGCGAATTGAATCAGTACAGCCGGGGCATGCAGCCCCTTGCGTTCCTCAGTCCTGAATCCAAGGCCGCCCTGGACAACCGCTTCGGCCGTATCGCGTCGAACATTCCCCGCCTTGCGGTGACCTCCCTAGCGGAACGGCTGCGACTCAGCGGATTTGACCGCGCCGATGTGTGGCAAGAGTTCATCGCGAATGATCTCGACCAGCTCAGCGCCATTGCTCACCGCGAGGCCCTGACGCTGGGCCAGTCGTTCGTAGTGGTGTGGGCCGACCCCGATGGCAAGCCACGCGCCACTGTCGAGAGTGCGGAGGCCATGGCCGTCCAGCGAGACCCGGTCACCCGCCGCGTCGTCGCCGCCGTGAAGCGTGTCCGAACCAAGCGCACCACAGAGGCGTGGCTGTACCTGCCCGACGAGATCCAGCACTACCGCAGCAACTCGCCCGGCGCTGCGACCGCCGGGTTTGAACTCGTGGAGACAGTGCCAAACCCGCTCGGGGAGGTACCCGTCGTTCCGATCACGAACGGGGACCGACTCCTAGACGTGGACGGCGTATCTGAGATTGACGATCTCAAGCCACTGGTGGACGGTCTATGCAAGACCTTGGCCGACCTCGCGGTTGCGCAAGAGTTCACAGCCCGGCCCCGCAGATGGGCTACCGGAATCGAGCTGGTCGAGCGACCGGTCATCAATGATGACGGCACGCCAGCCCTGGATGAAGACGGCGAACCGGTCATGGTGACGGAGAACCCGATCCCCGAGGGAAACCGTGCCATGGTTGCCGAAGCCCCGGAGGCCCGCTTCGGCCAGCTCGACGGAGCGAACCTGGCTGGCTATGAGGCAGCGGTCCGCATTTGGCTGGGACAGATCATGGCCGTATCGGCACTCCCGTCGCACTTCTTGGGAATTCTGACTGACCAGCCGACGAGCGCCGACGCACTGCGGGCCAGCGAAGCGAGCTTGACCGCACGCGCAGAGGCCCGCCAAATCCTGTTTGGTCGGGCGTGGGAACAGGTCGCCCGCCTTCTAGTCGCCGTCCGCGATGGCGTGGCACCGGCAGACGTGACCGTCCGAGTGAAGTGGGCCGACGCCTCCACCCGGTCCGTCGCCCAGGAGGCGGACGCTGCCGCCAAGTTGTTCGCCGCCGGTCTGCTGTCCCGCCGCGCAACGCTCGCACGCCTAGGACTCTCCGAGGACGAGATCGCGGCCGAGATGGCAGCCATTGACTCCGATGCCGCGAACGCCCGCGACATCGTCATGGGACGCCACATGTCCCAGACCCACGACCGCTGAGAGGACATCTCACCATGACCGACGCGAATACCGGCCCAGACGCCACGGAGACGCTCGACGTGAACCCCACCGAGACCGGTGCGCCCGACGCCGAACCTGACGTCGCAGAGGGCGATACAGAGCCACAGGAAGATGGACAGACCTACCCGGCTGAGGTTGTGCGGAAGCTGCGAGACGAGAACGCAAAGGCACGCACGCGAGCACGGGAAGCCGAGGCCCGCGCCGAAGAACTCGCCCGCGCATTGTTCACAGCCCGTGTCCAGGCCACAGGCAAGCTAGCCGATGCAACAGACCTCGACTTCAACGCCGAACTCTTGGACGACACCGCCGGACTGTCTGCTGCCATCGACGCACTGACCGAGTCAAAGCCACACCTAAAGGCGCGCAGGCCGTCCGGCTCTATCGGCCAGGGCATCAACGGTGCCGATGACGGACAGTTCAGCCTTGTTGGTCGGCTCAAGGGCAACGCCTGAATCCGGTTATGCCCTGTAGAATTGGAAGTAGGGAGACCAGGTGTCTCCCGCAACCTTTCGGGCCTGGTTGCCCGCTTCATTCGCGCCGTCCTGGCTGACGGCTGCCACTGAGCCACAGTCCCAGAGAGACATTCATGCCAATTCAGACGCCTTCGGGCAACTCGACTCTGCTCGCCAGCCAGGTCGCCAACCTCCTCGTTCAGCCGCTGGAGCAGGCAAGTACCTTCCTCGCGGCAGGTCCGACCATCATCGACTCCGCCAGCCCCGTCCGCATCCCGCGTGTGGCATCCGGCGCTACCGCGGCGTTCGTCGCTGCGGGTGCCCAGATCACGGACAGCAATGCCAGCTTTGACGAGGTGCAGCTCCTGCCTTCGACGCTGAAGGGCATCAAGGTGCTGACCAAGCTGAGCAACGAACTGATCCGCCAGAGCGTCGTTGGCCTGGAGGCCGTCCTCCGTCAGCGCCTGGTCACTGATGTCGCCAACGTCCTGGACGCCGCGCTGTGGGATGGCACGGGTACCAGTGACACCATTAAGGGCATCTTCCGCCAGACCGGAATCCAGACCGGCGTATTGGATCTCACGGACCCTGATTCCATCATCGACGGCCTGGCCGCTGCACAGGGCAACAAGGTCAACCCGACGCACATCGTGATGACCGCTGCCAGCTTCGCGGCGCTGCGGAAGCTCAAGGTCGGCACCGATGACGCCCGCTATCTGATCGACCCGTCGACCATCGCGAACGGCACCGCATTCCAGCTTCTTGGCCTGCCCGTCATCATCACCGACGCCATCGCGAACGTCAGCGCCAAGGCCCGCGTGGCACTGGTCGACTTCTCGCACGTGGTGGTCGCACGCGATGACGATGCCAACGTCACGATTCTGGACCAAACGTTCGGCGATTACGACTCCACGGGCATCCGTGTGACGACGCGCTACGACGTCGCGCTGACGCAGGCGAAGGCCGTCACTCTCCTGACTCAGGCGTGACCGTGAGCGCACCAACCGTTACGGACTTGGGTGCGCTGATGGGCAGGGCGGTCAGCTCGGAGCAGGGGCAGGCTGTCCTGTCTATCGTCACGGCGATGGCGTCGGCCTATACACGGGGGCGGGGATTCTTCAACGGTGAGCCGAACGCGGACATTCGCGCCGTGATCCTGTCGGCGTCGGCCCGCCTGCTGTCCAATCCTCGGGGTCTGCTCTATGACGAGACGGTCGGCCCCGAGTCAGTGAGCTACCGCAGCGCCTTCACCGGCTGGACAGTCGCCGAACTCGTGACGCTGAACCGCTACCGGGAACGCGCCCAGTGAGCACAGGCACTGTGTACCGGCCACCGGCCCGTGACGCCCACGGCGACCCGGTCGACACGGATGGCCGGCCGATCCGTGTCGGTGGCGACGGCACGAACGTCGGCACGGTGTCCGGTCTGGTGATCGGTGGCCCGTCCTGGCAGCCGTCCTCCCGGCGCGGTGACGTGGTCGACACCACAGGACAGGTCGGCGTGCCAGTGAATGAAGCTGTTCAGCCGCGACACGGGGATCTGCTCGTGGTCGACGGCACCAGCTACCGCGTCCACGGCCCGCCGCAGTGGGCGACTCGGGGACTGGTCGCGACGCCGCCGCGCTACCGGTGGTTCACGATCACCGCCGCCGCCAACTAG